ATGAGGCTTTAAGTGATAGCGAACTAACACAACTAACAACGTAATGAGTTTAAGATTAACAGAAATATGCTACCCAGAGGTAAAGAGTTACTACATCGTATGGAACGATAGTGATGCGATAGTATCGTATGGGGTGCTAGAGACTTATCAATGCTTAGAGACTAAGTGGGACAATGTAGACTTATACACTAAGGAAATAGATTGGATAAACATATTAATAGATAACGGTATTAACCCTTTTCCAGAGCAATAATGGCAATAGGAACAAGTAAAATATTAAGAGGCAATCAAGGTGGCCATGCTGGTTTTGTTACAGCTACTATTGACGATAGAGAGCTTAAATCTTTAATAAAGGATTTAGAGAGCTTAGATATGTCAGAAAGCAGAAATAAGACTTTGCTTAGACAAGGAATGAGAAAGGCAGCCAAACCATTATTGCAAGAGCTTAAAAGTTTAGTTCCTAAAAAAAGTAAACAACTTGAAAAGTCTTTGGCTATAATAAACGGCAAAAACAGAAGAGGTATTCCTCCAAGTGTTTATATAGGACCAAGAGTTAAAGGTGCATGGGCTGATATGAAAAAATCTGGATTTTATTTCTACTTTTTAGAATATGGTTTTAGAGGTATTCCAGGACTTAGAATGCTAGACAAAACAGCAATAAACAAAGGAAGTGTAGCTCAAAATGATGTCATCAATCAAATAAAAAAATTGATAGATAAAAGAATGAAATAATGGAGATAGGAAAAGTAATATATAACATTCTAAGCAATGACTCAAATGTAGCTCCATTAGTTACTACTGATGGTAATTTAAGGATATTCCCTAGTAGATATAACTTTCCTACTAATAGCAAATTACCTTATATTACATATCAAATGATTTCAGATATTCCTAACAATACAAAGAACGGAGTTAGTCAATATGATTATGTTACGGTGCAAATCAGTATTTATGACAATGTTTATTCTGATTTAGTGACATTAGCTGGATATGTAAGAACTGCTTTGGATTATACAAGTGGAACATTCTCTGGAGTTGTTGTAGATAAAATATTCTATGATTCTCAAGATGAGTTATACGATGATAGTGCTGGGAGCATAGGATTTTACGGAATTAGACAAGATTATAGATTCAACATAAATAGATAAATATGTTTAAAGTATATATTAAAAAAGATATTGAGATTCGAGGAGTAGAATATACCAAAGGCGAATCTTATGAGGTTTCAGAAAAAGTATTTAGATTATTATCTTTCTATGATGCTTTAGGAAAACCCAAAAAGAAATCTAAAAAGGATGCAAACCTTGATGATTTAGATAACTAGTTACTAATTATAATTTATAAAAAACGATGGCAATTTTCAATGGAACAGACCTAATATTAAAGGTCTCAGAAACAAGTGAAGGAACAGAGTATAAACTGCTCCATTCACAAAATGTAAGTTTATCAGTTAATGCTGATACAATAGATGTAAGTACTAAAGATAGCTCTGGATGGAGAGATTTAATCGGTGGTCAAAAGTCTTTTAGCCTTTCGGCTGATGGTCTTTATGACTATTCTCCTACTTCTGGAACTACTACTGATCCAAGTGATTTAGTAACTCAAATGCTTAACAGAACAGAAGTAACATTCACTTTCACTTATGGTGGTTCTCTGTCAGCTGGAGATACTTATTACACTGGCTCTGGTTTAGTTACTAGCTTTGAGGTAAGTGGTGGTGTTGAGGATGCTCCAACTTATTCAGTAAGTATCGAGGGTACTGGTGCATTAACTCAAGCAGTACAAGCATAATAATTCCTTTTGTTGGTTGGGGTAAGGGCTTCGGCTCTGCTCCTACCAATAAAGATTAAAACCAACAAGATGTACGAAATAGTTATAATAAACGGAAAAGATTACCCAGTTAGATTTGGGATGAATAGTTTGAGAAACTTCACTAAGGCAACTAATAGAAGTTTACAAGACTTAGACAAGTTAGGAGAGGGAATGAGCTTAGATGATGCTTGTCAGTTGATTTTAGCTGGTTTAAAAGACGGAGCTAGAGTTAGTGGGGTTGAATGTTCTTTAAATGTTGATGATGTCGCAGACTTATTAGATGAGGATTTTAACGCTTTAAATAATGTGTTAGAGATATTCTCTAATCAATTTACTGCTAAATTTGAATCTGAGGGAAACGACCAAGCCACGAAGAAAGTGGCGAAAACAAAGAAATAAATTGGGATAGTTTAGAGGCTGTTGCATACGGTCTTGGACTATTACCTAAGGAGTTTTGGGATTTAACTTTCCATGAGTTCTTTTGTATTCAAAAAGGTAGGAATGACCGATTTGAATTAGAACAAAGGTTTGAATGGGAACGGATAAGATGGTTGGCTTGTTGTAATTTACAGCCACACACAAAAAAGGGACAATCCTTAACTCCTCAAAAACTTATTAAGTTTGATTGGGAGAAAAAAGAAGTTAAGACCGACATCGACAAACAAAGAAAAAGAGCTGAGTATATTAAAAAGAAATATGATTTGCTAAATAAGAAAAATGGCTGAGAAAAATTTAAGTATAAAATTATCATTAAACGATAAGCAATTCCAGAGCAATCTGAAGAAAGCCACTAAGTCAATGGCTAAATTTGGCAATAATATGAAGTCTTTAGGTCGTACTATTTCAACTGGTGTTACTTTACCTATTGTGGCTTTAGGAGTTGCAAGTGTTAAGGCTTTTGATGACCAGATAAAAGCTGAGACATTACTTAGAACATCATTAAAAGGTAATGCAGAGGCTTACAAAAACTTGACCGAACAAGCTCGAGAATTACAGAAAGTTACAATATTTGGAGATGAAGCTACAATACAAGCTCAATCTTATTTAGCTCAATTAGGACTAACTGAGGAGGCTATTTTAAGACTTACTCCATTAATTCAAGACTTTGCAACTGCTCAAGGAATTCAACTAACTGATGCTGCTAAATTAGTTGCTAAGTCGGTTGGATCAAGCACAAATGCTTTGAGTCGTTATGGTATAGCCATTGAGGGAGAAGTTGGAAGTACAGAAAGATTAGAAAGTGCTGTTAATGCTCTAAGTACGGCATTTGGAGGACAAGCTGAGGCTATTGCAAAAGAGGGACTTGCTCCATTACAACAATTACAAAATCAATTAGGAGACGTTGCGGAACAATTTGGAGAGTTGATAATCCAATTTATTCAGCCATTGACGGAAATATTACAAACTTTAGCCGATTATTTAAGTAATTTAACAGAAGAGCAAAAAAAGAATATTCTTGAATGGGGTTTATTATTAGCTGCTTTAGGACCAGTTATTATAGCAATAGGAAGTCTTGTTACTACATTAGCTACACTTATACCAATAGCAGCTTCAGTAGTAGCTGCAATAACTCCTATAACTGCTGTGATAATGGCTGCTGGTGCAGCTGTTTTATATCTTGTAAATAGATTCAGAGACTTACAAAAAGAATACGAGGATTATAATGAAGTAGTAGGAGATTTTGAGCCTATTGCTCCTTTTGTACCTACAACTACAACTCCTACAACACCTACTGAAAGAACTCCAGATGCTAATTTTTCCTTTAATTTTATTGAGCCAATAAAAGCTACTAATGTAGAATTAAAAAAATTAAAAGAACTTACACCAGTTTTAGAAGAGTTTGAAGAGGGATTATCTTCTATGGATATAGTAGCTAACGACATTAATCAGAGCTTTATGACTTTTGGTAATGTAATTCAAGGAGTATTTGCTCAAGCATTACAAAGTCAAGAAGGCTTCTTTAAATCATTCTTAGAGGGTGCTAAACAAGCATTAAAAGCAATGTTAGCTCAGATTGCTGCTATGCTTATATTAAATGCTTTACTAGGAGGTACTGGTATAGGTGCTATGATGGGACTAAAGAATATAGGAGGATTAGCTGGTATAGGAGATGTATTAGGAGGAGTGGGTAATGTTAATGCTAACTCAGTAGGTGGAGGAGTAGGACTAAAATCAATAATAAATACTGGAGGCTCTACAGAAGTATTTGGCACAATAAGTGGAGCTGATATATTACTAAGCTCAGATAGAGCAAGAAACAATAGAAACAGAACAAGAGGTTACTAATGGCAAGAGATAAACGATTTGAGTGTAGTTTCCAAAGTGATAACGGAACTTATTACAGAGTAGAAATATATGACAATAATTCTACAAGTGCCACACTATTTACTC